AGCGTTTGGATTGTTCACACACCATTGAATTAATGCCTGACATATAGAATACGTCTTGCCTGATCTCGTTCCACCCTGATGGATCTGGATGCGAGTTTCACAATTCTTGCAGTCATAGTATGATTTACTCTGCTTCATCCTCGCTTGTGATCCAGCTTGGCTTTTTGTTTGGTTCTGAGATTGTCAGATCTTGCGTTTCTACATATCCACGTTTTTTTCCTTTAGTCTTCAGATAGAAAATTGTACTTGGCACATTCTCCTGACTGATAAGAGAGTGCAATTTGCTCTCAGCAAAGTCAATTGCAATCTCAGCAATATCATCTGTCTGCCTCTTAAACTCTGGATCATCTTTCAGCCATTGGTAAAATTGTGTTCTGGATACACTTGCAATCTTGCACGCCTGAGTAACCACACCAAGTGATTTCTCCAGTGCCTCCATCATAGCTTTCTTTTTCAATTCCGTTTTATTCATTTGTAATTTTGTAATATCTGGATGTGTAAATTTTCCCATACTATTTCAATACTAAAATTAGAAGTAAAACTGGACACATTATTGCTATGGCCCAGATAATACATGCGATCAATTTTTCTCTCCACAAGTTTTTTCTTATCTTTTTGGATAGGTAGTTGTGATCATTCATGCGTTTTAGATCGTGGTTATTCATTTAATTAGCTGCATAAATTCGTTTCGTGTTTTGCTTTCATCAAAGAAGATTCCCATCATCTTGCTGGTTGTTGTTGTCACTCCATGCTTCTTCACGCCTCTCATCGCCATACAGAGGTGTTCTGCCTCCATAACGACTGCTACACCCTTTGCGTTGAGTTCGTCCATTAAACGCTCTGCAATCTGTTGTGTGATGCGTTCCTGATTCTGTAAGCGTCTTGAATATGTTTCAACTGTTCTTGCCAGTTTACTTAAGCCAACAATTTTCCCATTAGGGATATATGCTACATGTGCCACTCCAAAGAATGGCGCAATGTGATGTTCGCACAATGAAAAGAAAGGAATGTTTTTTTGAACGATCATATCATCCGTTCCTTCGTTTTTGAAGCTGGTGTATTTGAAATCAGGAGGCGAAAGAAATTCTTTCATGAACTTCAGATACCTCTTTGGAGTTTCAACCAGTCCTTCACGCTCTGGATCTTCGTTTAAGTATTGAAGAACTTTTGCCAGATATTCTTCTGCCTCTTTGTCTGTTATAGTACCATCCATATCTTGTGATTTTGTACACTCAATCTCCACTCTGGATTGTCCAAGCAGAGCTGAATGCAGTGTTGTAAGTTTTCTGAGTTAATATCCATTCCATCACTGTGAGGTGAAATGCAATAGCTGTCTGCTGTAATTGTAGGAACTGGAACACTTTGACCTTTGTGACGTACATATCTTAATTCATCAACATGTTTGAAGTTCTTTGCAATAACATGTTCAGCTACCTTTGGAGAAATTGTAACATAGTCAATTAGATCAGTGACTGGAAACAATCCAGATGTTTCAATGCATTGATAATATCCTTTGTCTTTAAACCATTTAACCACATCTTCGTTTACTCTGTCAGCTGGTTCGCCTCCAGTCCAAATGATGTTCATGCAACCTTTCCCAAGATCTTGAATCATATCATGGATCTCGTCCAGAGTGTAATCCGTTCCACTGGTGAATTCTGTGTCGCATCGGATGCCTTGTGCGTAACAAGCATGTTGAGCTTTGCACCCTTGTATTCTGACAAAAGTATTCGCTGTGCCAGTTCTTAGTCCCTCCCCTTGTAAGGAGTAGAAAATTTCGCTAATTGGTAGGTTCATAGATAATGTTTGATGATTTTGTTTCTGCTAATTCAATCCGCAGAATTGGCAATCCAGTTCCTTCAATTTCATGATACAATTGCTTTGCCATGTTCTCTGCTGATGTTTCGAAAGATACTAATTTTATTTCTTCATCAGCTTCATATAAAATTTTAACCAATGGATCAATATCATGAAGTATGAAATAATGATCGTATTTTTTGATTACACCTTCACAAAGCATGTCTATTTCTTGGAATAAAATAGTCACATCTTTCTTCCACTTTGGGAAATCCAGATGCACTTTCACATCATATGTATGGCCATGTATTCTTCCACACTTCTCTCCAGCTGATTTGTTTCTGTGTGCTGCGTAGAAATAGTATTTCTTTACAATTTTCAAAGGTAGTATGCTTTCAATGTTTCTGAGTGTGCTTTGTAGTTCCAATCTTTTTCCAATCTGTTTTCATAAAATTCGGCATCAACTTTGTAATTCTTGGAGTAGATAGTTTGGATTTTATTTGGCAACAATGCTTTCAACTGTCTGTTTGTTCTGAAGTATTTGCATTCATTTACACTGTTGTAATACTTTGACTTCAAATCTTCATTCACAAACTGTATAACAAGGACATGAGTGCAGTTCAGTACATCAAATAGTTCTAATACTTCAGAGTCTGTCAGGTAGTGAAGAACATACCTCAAAACAACAAGATCATAATGCTTTGAATGCTTCAATATGTTTTCAACAATATCTGGATTCTTAGATTTATCTATGTCTATTGTGGTTGCATGTGGAATATGTTGTTTCAACAGTCCATTTCCACCTCCATAATCACCGACATTTTTTGGGATATCTATTTTTTTTAAGATGTCTTTTGTACTGGAATCGTAAAGAAACTTTGAAACGGAATCTTCCCACGTTCCAAACTTCTGACCCTTGTCTTCTTTATATTTTATTATCAGCATATTTTTGAAATTTTATCCATTCATTAAATTGGTGAGCTCTTACACTTATTTTTAACTTTTGTCCGTGTGGTTTTTTTATTGTTTTGAAGTTTCCCAAATGGGGATTGAATACCTTTATTCCACCTCCAAACTTTTGAGCCGTTAACCAAGAAGTAGAATCCACAGAATAAAATCCGGTGTATTTCATATTTTTTACACTTGTATATCCCAGTCCATGAACTTTACATTTATTTTCGTTTGCTAATTTAGTCAGTTTTCTGATAGCTACCTGACCACCTTTATTCCTTGTCCAAGAACTGTCATATTTTCCACTTGCTGAGATAGCTACATAGCTGAAATTTTTAATCATATAATCCCAGTATTCTATTCCTCTTGACGGCCTCCAGACTGGGATGGGTTTTAATCCAGTTTTTTGTGTGATTACTTCCCTGATTCTTTCCACCTCCTTAATTCCAACTAAATTATCGATATCTAACTCAATAAAAATCTTGATCTTATGTTTGTTTATGAAGTCACAATAGTTAGAGATATAAGAATCCCAATCTACTTCTGTATTATTGTTTCCAAAAAAAGAAAAAGCTCCACTATCCAAAATGAATAAACTGCTTTTTTTTATAAACAGTTCTATTTCTCTATGTTTTTTCTCAGACATAGATTTGTAATCAAAGAATGATTGTAATGTATAGATAGATTTATCCTCTATGGATGGGAGATAGTCATCTATTACAGTCCAACCGAAATATCCAGCAAGACATACTTTCATAAACCAAGTAGATTCCAAATAATGTTTTCCTTTGTTCCCTCTATTGAGTTGAGTTTATCGTTTATGATTAAAAAATCTTCCTCACTGTATTCTAATAAGATCTTATGCTTAACCTCTGGTTCTGATGGAGTACCTTCAAAGAACTCATTGAGGTCTATTTCTTTCTCTGGTTGCCAAACATCCAATCCCCAATCAACAAGTGGATGCACATCCCATTCATTTGCCAATATATTCCAATCCCATTCTCCAAATCCAACATTGTCTTTGATGATAAACTCTGTCTTTCTTTCTTCGCTCCAGTTTGTACATCTAATCACTGGAAGATCTTTCAATCCAGCTTCAATACATGCTTTCAATCTCATGTTTCCACCAAGAACAACATTGTTTTCATCTATAACCAAAGGACGAACATGCAACATCTCTGGAAAGGTTTTAATGCTCTCCACAAGTCGTTGAAATTTATCCTCTTTGATAATTCTTGGATTGTTTTCATTTGGTACAATCTCTGAGACTTTTATCGTTTCAATTTTCACAGCTGTTTTCATATAGTTTTTCAATTTGTTCCATAAAGTTTCTCACGCATGATCCACAGTTGGAGAATTTTTTCTTTTTGTTTGTACTCCTGATCCAAATATCTATGGCCAGACGTTGTTCTGTTGCAGTCACTTTCCCACCTCGCTTCCATGTGGTGAGATGTTTGGAATAAAGCTCACGATCTTCCACACTCATATGCGCTCCATATGGAAAGAGTTTGTTCAGCTTCTCTTTCCTCTCATCACATCCACAAGATTCTCCGAATACAGATTCCACTGCTGACTTCAGGCCCAAAAATTCAGTGACTTTTTCAATCGTATCACCAAGTCCTTTGCTTGGCTTGTTTTTTGAGCTCATTTTTTGTTCGTTTTATTGCCTTGAATAATGTTGTGCGACTGATTCCAGTATCTTGTGCCATCGTTCTCAATGAGTGATTGTGCTCGTAGTATATTTCTGTCACTGTCTTGTCAAAATATGGCATCTCTGAAAGTGTGGAGTTGATGAAATCAATCTTTTCTTCATCTTGGATCTTCTTCTCCATGTCAGAATCAAACCAGAGAAGGATGTCATCCTTTGCAAGTCTATGCCTCTCAGCTGGTTTTCTGTATGTGTAGTGAAAAGGTGATGTACTGGAGTTGTATTGGTTCATCATCATTCTTGCCATCCAATATCTGAGCTGCTTTTTTTGGATCAGCTCTTGAATTTTCTCCTGATCACTTTCCAAGATACTCAAAATTACAATATGACAGAGTTCTTCGCAGTCTGTCACGCTATTTTTCGCAATAGTACAAGCCATTTTTTTGATGGCATCATAATTCTTTGAAATGTAGTCTTTTACCACAAATTCAAATATAAG